CAATTATTAAATTAGCTAAAGAATTTGAAAAATACATAAGATTTGGAGAATAATATGGGAACAACAGCAAGTAGAATGCAAAAAGTGATATGGATGAGAACCATGAAGTCTAAAATTAAGCCAGAGGCAGAGTTAATAAAACAATTCTGCCTTGTTCATGGTGCTACTGAGAAAACTGCAAAAGAAATCTTGGAGTTGGTAAAATGAAATTTTTAAATTGGTTATTTGATATAGAAATATGCCCTGTCTGTAGTGAAGACTTATCATGGTTGGGGTGGTGTTTTAAATGCACTGATTATATGAAATGAAATGTAAAAATTGTGGGAGAAGAATAGAGGGAGAGTATTGTGAGTGTTGCGGAGCTTATGTTGAACAGGAGAAAGAAGATGACTGAGAAAATAAATAAGATAATACTAACAGCAGAGGGAGAGCTTGAAGATAAGGCTTTGAGAGAATTGGTTAAGATATTAGAGACTAAGATAGAAACTATTAATGAAAGAACTAAAACACATACTATTGATATTAGGGATTTAAGGAAAGCAATTAAAGAAATCATAAAAGTATAATTTTTTAAATTAATTAAAAATTTAAAAAATTCTACAAGAAGCAGAAAAAAAGAGGGGATATCCCCTCTCTCTTTTTGCCACCCCGACTAAAATTGGCAATAAACGAAATATCAAAGATAGATGCCAACGGGGAGCCCCGTCAAAAAGCTACACACCCCTTAGTTACTTGAAAAAGACACGCCTTGGCGTTCTCCCGCTAATTAGTTGATTTAAAAACATTAGGTAATGGCCACCAAGAAGAATGTATTTAAATCTTTTATAACTAATTTGCGCCCCGACTTTTTCGGTCAATTTTTATGTAACCCCTTTGTTATATAGGGGTTACCCCTATATCTTAATTAATTAAGGAGAATAAGAAAATGAATACAAACAAATTAGAAGAATTTGGATTTAGAGAAGTTGAAGAAGCAGCTCAGCTACTGACTGCATATGTAAATGATGGAGGTTGCGACTTCCTATGGAATGGAATTAAATTGGAATTTAATCAAAACTCGGGTTTAGTGTTCTTAGCAGATGAGGACTGTAATGTAGGTGTTATGGAGAATGGTAAGTTAGTGCAGTTTAAGTGGTGTAATGAATGTGGTTATGAGGGAACTGATGACGACTACAAATGTGATAAAGAGAATGGCAATACACAAGAGTGTTGTAAAGAGTATTTTGAGGAGGTTGAAGAAGATGAAAGGTAAGTGTAGTAAGTGTGGTGGATATACACATTATGGTGTATGTGAGTTAAGTAAAATAGGTGTTTCTATAAAAGATGAAGCATTATGTAAATGTGAGGCTAACACCTCCTCACATTTACAAGGTGTTAGAATGAAATGTGATGAATGTGGTATAGAACATAGCGAGGATAACGAAGCTATGAGTATAAAAGAGGAGGTGGTTGAAGATGAATGAAATAGTAGATATTGGAATGTTTGGAAGTTATGAAGTAGAGGATAATGGTGAAATGAATGAAATAGAAGAAGAATAAACTTCGCCACTAATTAATTTTTTTGCTTCTGTCTCTCTCTCTTGCTTCTGCTTCTTTTCACTTTTTAGATTATTGATTATTTTAAGTATTATAATAGACTTCAGACTAAGGCATCATTGATTATAATGCTTCAAATCGAAGTATTTACCAACTACCTAACTACATCTATTAAGACAGAGAGAGACACCTAACCACCAAGTTTGTTTCTAGTCTAGCTTGTATAGTATGCTCCTAAAGCTCTACCTCTGCTTACATCTCGTATGGGATAAAACCATTCTGTAAGGCTATGTGTTTTCTAAGTTTAGCTTTTATTTAAAGACTTATTTACACTTAAAAGTGATGCTTATCTCTTCGAAAGACTTAAATAGTTTGAATTCGTTGAGTGAGCAACACGAAACGCTGTTGATGACTCACTCAAATTTATTTACATCAATTATAAAATCAATAATCGAAGAGATATGGGAAATCATTGATTTTTCTTTGGAAAAGGGGATATTGCTAATAAAAACATAACTATTTATTTGCTTTAACAAATAAGCTACTTAAGTTTTTATTAAGTTATTAATCTACCCACCCCACCCACCCATTTATAGCATACTACCCTCGCTCCTTAATAGGTCGCTCGGTTGATGCTCACAGCAAGTTCCGCATCAAGTATGTTATTGATTATGCGATTATTGGTTTTTTTTGTTTTTTTGTGTGTAGGAAACCACACAGAAAATTTTATAAATTATATTATATATTATCCGCTATGGAGTATAACTTAACTAAACCATGGTTAACTTTAGATAAATGGCAGAAAGATTTAATTAAGTCCAAAGGAGATGGGGTAGTAATAAGTGGGAGGCAATGTGGCAAATCAACAGGAACAAGTATTTTAGCAGGAGAGACTGCACTAAACAATCCCAACGAATTCATATTAATAGGAGCTTATGTTATAGACCAAGCACAACTCATCTTCAGAAAAATTCACGAGTATATCTTAGACAAAGACCCAAAGCAAATTAAAAACAGAGTAACCCTTAACTTCTTAGAGCTAAAGAACGGCTCTAAAATTTTGTGCCGTCCTATAGGAGATACAGGAGCAGGGATGAGAGGGTATTCCGCTACAATGTTAATAATTGATGAAGCAGCCTTTGTCCCAGATAGAGCGTGGGATGCGATCGAGCCTGTTATCTCAGTTACAAAAGGGAGGACTATTCTACTCAGCACACCACAAGGAAAAAAAGGCTTCTTCTATAAAGCAAGTATAAACCCTAATTACTTCAAAATGAAGCTATCTGCAAGAGACTGTCCAAGGCACACTAAAAAATTTCTCGACCAAAAGGAATCTGAACTCTCACCTGTAGCCTTTGCGACTGAATATCTTGGAGAGTTTATAGATGACTACAACAGAAAATTCTCAGAAGAGTGGGTAAAGAAAGTATGCTGCATTGAAAAAACAGAACAAATAAGAATAAGGACAAGTAATCAATACTTAGGTATAGATGTTTCAGGCTCAGGGTCAGATGAAACAACATTTGAGGGCTTTGATGCGAATAACCCCAAAAATATATTCCAAACACTAAATATCTATTCAAAAACAATTCAAGGACCTCAAATAGAGAGACAAATCCAACAACTAAAAGAAAAATATCATTATGACAAGAAATCAATAGGATTTGATTCAGGAGGCTTAGGGAGTGGAACTTTCAACTATATGCTTGAAAATGACACTCTAAAAAGAAGCATAGTAGCCTTAGATAATGCAACAAGACCCATAGAACACAAAAAAGACAAACAGAAAACAACAAAACTTCTAAAAGAATACATGTATGACTTAGTTGAGGAGATGGGATGGCGAGGAGAACTTAAATGTTTCAATGAGGGTGCAGTAAAGCAGTCCTTTGAATCCATACAAATTGAATTTAAGGATGGTGGAAAAAAGAGATATTGGGGAACATACTCACATATAGTAGAGGGAATAGTAAGAGCAGTGTGGTTAGCAAAAAACAAAAGTTTAAATATTTACATTCATTAAATTTTCTATGGTAAATATTCCAATAATGACAACGTCAGGGGCAACACTAATTAAAGCTGGTGCTGATGTAAATACAGCAGTTATGTCAGGAGCAAACATTGTCCAATTCATAAACGATGCAGAAGCGTTAGTAAATTCATTAACAAGGATTAACTATTCAGACTCTTTCTCAGGGCTTAACACAGACGTTCAGGGTTTGTTGTCAGAAGCGTCAAGTAACTTAGCAGCAATGTATGTAATAAATTATGATATTAACAATTATCAAACTCCTGAAGTAGCAAGGACGATGTTAGATGTTTTAAGAGATGGAGCTATGAGGGCAATATCATTGCTTAGAGATAAAAATACGACTGACTTTATCGATGGCGCATGATTTTACAGCTTTCCCTGAACTCACTAACTCACAGATGCAGATATACTACTTTGAATCTCCACACAAACAAATAACAGAAAGTTTTAGGGCTAAAGTTGTAAAAGTTACAGATGCAGACACTATAAGGGTTGAGTGGAGTGATAGAGACTTTAACTTCCCAATAAGACTTATAGACATCTCAGCTCCAGAAATGAATGAGGCTGGAGGAGAGAGAGGAAAGAAATGGCTTGAAAGTGAAATATTAAATGAAAAAGTAGACATAATAATAAACCCTAAAAGAAGAGTGGGGAAGTGGGGTAGAATTCTTGGAGAGATAATTCATAGAGGACTAAATATAAATGAAGAAGCAATAAGAACAGGACATGCAGTGCCATTTGATAGGAGAAAGGACGGATTAATACCTGACTTAGACACGGCTTTGAGGTTTGAAATAAAATGACACTACCAACATTTTTCGCAGGAAAATCAGGACAGCAAATAATTAATTATAGTTATGCAGACTTAGCTGGTGGAGCTATTGTAACAGTATATAAAGGTTTCGTAAGCAACAACAATGGAACAAAAGAGTATAATTTAGGAACAAGCTCAATAGCTTCGGAAGACATTGTAGTTTCAGGAGCTGGAACAGCTGGAAGTGAAATGCAAGTCCATGCACATGATTTTGATTTATTATTTAATTCTTCTCAAAGAATAGAGGGAACAGCAAAATTAACTTTAAGCATGGGAGCTACGAAATCTCATGTAGATGGAACTAACACTCTATACATTAGCGGAGCAACATTAAGTCATGTTAGAGGTTCAATAACAGAAATATTGGACACAGTTTCAGGAGCACAATTATCAGAGGGACAAGCAGTATTATATGCAAAAACTTTGAACATGCCTTTTAATATAACAAACGGAAAGAATTTTAAAGCAGGAGATATACTTAGATTAAACATACCATTATGGAGTTTATCGACAGGGGGAGCAGGCAATGAGTCCGCAGGATATGGAGCAGACCCAAAAGCAAGAGCTGACCCTGATAATAAAACAGTAAGTGGGGCACTAACGACAACGATGGAGTTACACGTCCCATACAGACCAAAATTTTAAAATGCCACAATTAGATTTCGGAAACGCAGTAGCAAGTAACTTAACAAGTGCTATAACAGATTTCTCAGTGGATACAAAACAAACAGATGGTGCTTCTGAAAGTCCTGAAACAAGATGGCAAAATAACGAGTGGACACAATGGTTTGGTTACTACAAAGCTATTCCTGAGTTAAACTCTGTAATAGATGCAAAGGCAACATGGACTGTAGGAAAGGGTTTTCAAGCTGATGAGCAAACAACTTTATTATTAGATACAATAAATGGATTTGGGAAAGATACATTTAACACAATTCTTGAGAACATGATAAGAACTTATAACATAGGTGGAGATAGCTACTGCGAAATTATAAGAGATGATGAAGACAACCTAATAAATCTTAAACCTTTAGACCCAATGGTTATGGTGCACATTGCAGATAGAAAAGGAATAATAATTAGATATGAACAAACATCTAAAGTAGCAGGACAAGAGCCAAAGAAGTTTAAGCCTGAACAGATATTCCATTTAGCAAGGAACAGAGTAGCAGATGAGATACATGGACAAAGCATAACAGAAAAGTTGGTCAATATAATTCTTATGAAGAACGAAGCAATGGATGACTATAAGAAAATAATGCATTGGTTTGTAAAGCCGAGATGGATATTCCATTTAGACACTGATGACACTGTGAAGATAGCGGCTTTTAAAGCCAAGATGGACTCAGCTAATAACTTAGGAGAGAACATGTATATCCCTAAAGACGCAGTAGTGCCTGAGTTAATGGCGGTTGCTCCAAATGCTACATTAAGTCCTCTGACATGGATAGAAAGCTTAGACTCTAAATTCTATGAGGCTGCTCAAGTGCCTAAAATCATAGTTGGTGGAACAGGAGCAATTACAGAGGCTGCAGTAAAGATAGCTTATTTAGCATTTCAGCAAACAATAGAAGAAGAACAACTATTCATAGAAGAACAAATCTTGACACA